GTCCTACTGCGATAACTTCGCCCATCTCCGGACGCTCCTTACCCATGTCGGCAATAATAATATTACCGTACATCTGTTCTTCTGCTTCAATAGGCTTAACTACAATCCTATCATTCAAAGGAACTAATTGCTTCATATGTTTGATACTTTGGTTACTTTATTCATAATGTTGTCGTAAGTAGTTAGGTACTCTGATACGCTAACAGACTTTTGATTCAATTCATTTACAGTAAGCAGTCTAGTCATCCTACTCAAAGCTCCTCTCAAGCTACTGAAATAGCCGATAGGTAGAGTAGAACCTTCAGACATCAACGTGTACTGTGATTCATCTAATGTAATGTAATACGGGGCGAGTACCTCGTCTTTGATAGTTGTCACCGTCTTCTGGTGACCTTTTGATTTTCCTTTAGCCATAACTACTTATTGATTATACTCTTAATATAAGAAAAAGAGCAACAGGGACCAACTTATAACCTATTTAATTTTTAAAACTTTTGGCTTAGCTTCGTCAGCAAATGGAATTGAAATCTTCAATAAACCGTTTACCATTTCAGCATCAGCATCTGTTAAGTTGAACTTTGATGCAATCTTATAACCTAAATTGAAAGAGCGTCTTGCAATCCCTCTATGAATCCAAGTACCCTCTGGTAAGTTATCCTCACCTTTGTCATACGTAATCCTCAAGACATCACCTTCGATATTAATCTCGATGTCTTTCTTTGTGAGTCCGGTACATGCAATTTCAAAATGCAGTCCTTCATCGGTCTCTAAAATGTCTACTGGGTGTTGAATCTTTGCCTCATTAACTGGTGCAAAGTGAAGTTCGCTATTGAAAAAGTTGCGAACAAGAATGTCGAATGGGTCTAACCCACGTTGAATAAATGTCATAATCCTTAGATTTATGTTAGTAAAATGTATTAACTTAGACTCCCAATCGGTAAGTCTCTTAAAGAGGTCCCTGCTCTCTTTATTATATATAGTACTTTTTACTTAAAGTGAAGTACTAAACTCTAAATAATTCGGTATCTTTACTCCGGATAAGCTTCGAAGTGTTGCTCTATACTCATCCCAGATTTTTTCTAATCCTTTATTAAAGTTCAAAGCTCTCTGTAACTTATGTCCTTCTCCATCCTTAACGTAGAAATGTGAGATTGTTTCAATATTACAGTTGGTTTTTATTAATAAGTCTGGAAAGAAGTTTCCTAGCTCTAATCCTTTTCTAAGTAATCTAAAGCATAGTACTCCTTCTACGACAAACTGCCTACCGGCTCTATAATCATCAGCAAAAGCTTCTATCAATGTATAGAGTGATTCGGTAGGGTTCTGTCTATCGAGATAGTCATCCGAGACGTAGAGGTTACAGTTAAGTTCTTCTGCTAATTTCTTAGCAATAGTATGCTTACCTGTCTTTGTGTAGCCTAGTATCACAATCGTGTTTAGGTTCTTACAGTACTCTACTAACTCGGGTGTGACTATACTTGCGGGGTTCATGCTACGAACGTAAACTGTGCTTTAAGTCCTTTCTCTGCATCCCATACGAAAGCTTCTGCTGATCTCTTAGATCCAACATATCCTTTTTTATGATGCCAAGCATCTGTAGCTGATAATGAGCTCATGTATCGAACAATTACTCCCTGGTATTCTTGAGCTGATTTGTATTTAATCTCTCTCTTATGGTGAATATGTCCTAAGTGGAACTCTCTATAAGTAGTTGCTCCCCACCATACAGGATTCTCTTGAGCCATAATCAAAGGAAGGTCAGTTACCTTCTCTCCATCTCCGTGAGTAAATCCTAGCATTAGTTCATGGTAGCGGTAGTACTTTCTAGGTGTAGCAGTATTATCGATACTTACATTCTCATTATTGATAAACCAACCTTCAAGAGAATCTCCTAAGTAGAAGTTTCTTTCGAAGTCGTGGTTACCAGGAATCATTACTACGTCAACTGGTGCTACTTCTGCTAAGCGTGTGATGCTCTTTACTAGAAGTTCTCTGCCTGTTCTAAATGTCTTCTGCCATCTAGCATCTTCATCTTGAGGAGTACCTTTAGTAGTGCTATTGTATGGGTGAGCTTTATCTGAGTTAAAGAAGTCATTACCTACTGGTAATAAAATTCTATCGATACTCATATGCTTTGTATTAGCGATAAAGTCTTCAATACAATCTGTATATAACTCACAAGCTGTCTCTAGATTATAAGTCTGTCCAGTCTCTTCATCCCAAGCTATCTTTCCGATATGTAGATCGAAGATGTTAATCTCCAATAAATGCTTTGAAGTAGATTTACCTAACCCGTAATCCTTTTTTGAGACTGTTGGTGAAAGTTTCTTAAGATCTTCGATAAACTCTTTACGGATCTGATCTAAGTCTTTAGAAGGCTGTTTATTACGTAGCCATACCTTAACCTGGAATAGAGGTGTAGTCACCATATTGCCATCTGGACCTTTAGTTCCTACTTCCCAAGTATTAATAACTTTCTTCTCTACATCCCAATCCTCTAAGGATATGTTGTAGAGCTCTAATAATTGCTCCTCCGTTACTACCCTATCGGTAATTTCAGAAGATATAACTTTTTCTTCCATTAAAAATGTATAACTATTTCTGTTAATTAAATATACGAAATACTTTTCAGCTTTCCAACTTAAAGTATTATTTCTTATCTAGCCAGTAGGCTTTAGCGTAAACATTAGAAACCCTTCTTACTGTCTGCATCTTACCTCCTTTTAGGAAAGGTTTACCGAAATCTACATCTACCCAATCTAACTTACCTTGTTGGTTGGGTTGTCCTTTAACTCCTGAAGATGTATTAACAATCTTACCTGTTCCGTATTCGTCATGTACTAAGTTAGCTCCTTGTCTGTAATCTGTTCTTACTCTGTAAGGTAACTCTTTTTCTTGAACACCGGCATCTTTCAATTCGATCTTCTTACCTTCCATTAGTTCTTCTATATCGAACTGCACTTTAGGTGTAGGAGTATCAGCAACAACAACTTTAAAATTACTTCCGGCAATACGTTGAGCGTGATCTTTTAATTTAGCTTCTAAATTTTCATTATCCTTTACTAACATTAAAGTAGTAAGACTGTTACCTCTTAAAGCACATACGAATAAGTTACCTAATAACTCACTCCGTACAATACCTTTACTTGTTTGCTTAGAAGTATTAATCTTAACATTAGTAATAAACTCTTTACCATCTCTAACTACGACTGGAGAGAATACTTTTATAATCTTAAAAACGTTGCTTGCAACTTTTTCACCAGATCCTTGACTTTCAATATCCTTAAGAGATTGATTGAGTTTTAACTGAATAGCTTCTTTTAACTTCGCTTTAACTTCCTCAGCATCGTATCCTTCTAAAGCTAGCTTAGCAGTATACACTTCCTGTATAATACCTCTCTCTTGTCTACGTTCCCTATAATGGTCCGTTAGGTGGTATTCTTTTAAATTCATATAGAATGTTCAATTATAGTACCAATATAAATAGAGACCTAGTGACCGTCTCTCCAGTTATCAGAAATCTCAGGAGGTGCTTTTAGAGTTACTCCTTCAAGTTTAGTTGTGTTCTCCATTATCTCTTGAATGATAGGAGCTAGTCTTTCAGCTTCGTGCTCTGGTACGTTAATCAATAATTGATCATGCACCTGTGCCTGTACTCGTCCATCTACTCCTAACTCTTTTAACTTACGATTGATCTGTACTGCTGCCCTATTTACAACAGCCGCTGCTAATGACTGCAGCTGATAGTTCAAACAGTTATTCAATCCATTTCGATAATCTCTATACAGTTGGAGTACTCTATCTTTCCCGAACTGTTCGGAGAGATCTTTACGGAACTTCCAATCCATTATCTGCTCTCCAAATCTTTCGTAGATAGCTTTTACTTTAGGTAAGTGTCTGATACGTCCTACCTTATTGGTAATAAAGCCATGCTCTTTTATTTGCTCTCTAGATTTAATCCTCCATTCTTTAAGCTGAGGGAATCCATCTAAGTAACCGTCTACAAGCTCTTGAGCTACTTTCTGATCTACATCTAGAGTTTTACTTAAGGCAAATGCTTCCATTCCGTATGCAATACCTAGTGAATACGCTTTAGCAGTATTCCTCTTAACTGGATCTAACTTCTTGAGATAGATAGGAGACTTCTTATCTGGAGATACTCCATTAGGGTACTTCGCTTTATCCTCTTCTAACTTCTCAGTCTTGATAGCAACGGTAGAGTAAAAATCCCATCCGTTGTTAAAAATGTCTTGTAGACCTTTATCGCCTGATACAGAAGCGAAACAGTGAGGTTCTAGTGATTCGTAATCGGCATCGATTACCTTTCGTCCTTCTCCTGCAGTAAGAAAAGCTCTAACGATATTGGTATACTCGACGATGATTGGTGCGTCTTCTCCCTCTTCTTTAGGTTTTGGTAACTGTTGAGCGTCGCTTCCGTAACGGCCAGACACAGTACCATTCTGTTTGAAGTAGAAATAGTACTTTCCGTCTTCTTCTCCATCTATAAATCGATCAATGTACGTAGACTTGATCTTTAGTAGTTTGTTATAAATACGTAAGTTTTCTGCCCAGGTGTAACCGCTCTTTGCTAAATGTACGATCATATCCATATCGAACTGATCTTGACCTTTATTGGTTTGAGTAAGAGCTTTAATGCCCATATACTGAAAGGCTATCTCTCCTAAGTGCTTCTTAGATTGAATATTGATAAACTCGCCATCGTTCTTTTCTTTCCAGAGTGACATAGATATTCTCAAAGCCTCCATCTCATCGAGTACGCTTAAGTCTCCTTCTAGTAAATACTGCTTAGCAGGACTGTCTTCTAATTCCTCGATAAGCTTCTTACCCATAGAATACTTCCCAGTCTTCTCACTCTTTGGCAGAGGTAGAGAGTATCTCTGTGCTAATCTTTGAGCCCATGTTCCTTTGTTCTTAGGAGGGAATTCTCTTAAAGCTGTATCAACAATCCACTCTTTTGCTTCTGGAAGAGCAATAAGAGAATCTAATACAATCTTTTTATTTTCTTCTAGATCCTTAGTAATGCGTTCATGAGTATCTCTTAGAAGATCTAAATCTAAATCTACTCCCATTTCTTCCATAGGTATAGTTACTTCTCGGTAAAGAGGCATAACCTCATCTTCAAAGAAGAACTTCTCTAGATTCTCTTCTTTAAGCTTCTCTAAGAAATAAGTACATACACGAAGAGTTAAATCGGTATCGGCAGCAGCATACTTAGACAGTATATCCATATCGGCTTTGTAAATCTCAAAGCTGTCTCGAGTTGTTGAACCTCCGTTGCGCTTGATAGATTCTTTTAACTCTATCTGCTCTTCGTTGGCAGCTTTCTCTACATCCAGTCCAATATGTTCCTGAATAGATATTGCTAGAGGTTTCAAACCAAATACTCCCATTCCTGCTCCTTCCTCTTGGACAGTATGTACTAGTAGTTGAGTTTCTATCCATAGGCTATCTAATAAGTTTACTCCGTAGAAGTTCTTAGTAAAGCGGCAGTCAAACGAAGCATTATGCATCACGAGCTTCTTACCAATCAACATGCTAATAATCTTCTTAGCAATAGTATGAGCTCCTATTCCTTCAATACTGAGTTCATCTAAAGATTCATTCTTATGACTCCAAGCCATAGTAGGCATATAGAATCCAATACCGATATCACCGGATACAGAAAAACCAACTATCTGACCTTTTCTCATATTCAGACTATCAGTCTCGGTATCGTAAGCAATGATACTAGACTCGTTGATGTGCTGAATAAGTAGGTTAACTGTTTCCTTATCTGTAACTGTATAATACTTCTTATCTATTGCCATCCTGTCTTGTTTAGTTTCCTTGCTGTTTCTATCTGCTTAACTGCTTCTGTAAGTCTCTCTTTTGTAAAGTATCTAAACTCTCGTATGCCTGAGAAGTTAACTGGGAAGTGTACATCCTTAGGTCCCCAGGCTTTAAGTATAGACTGCTCTACAATTTCTGCATGAGCTTCAGAAGGACAAACCACACTCTTAACTATCTTAGAATCGTCAAAATATTCTAACCAAGAGATTTTACTATCGTATTTGTGATTGTCTTTTACTCTATCTTCAGCATCTTTAGAGCTAGTGATACCTACCTTTATAAACTTCTGTCCGTCTTTATAAAAATATCGAAGATAGACTTTTTTCTTGTCCTGGTACTTGTTCATATAACCTTTCTATAAATCTAAATATAAGAAGGAGCCACTTGGGCTCCAACTTATTTAGTAACTTTCTCCGTAGATGTCAAAAGTTTTTATCTCTGGTTCATACTCTTCAGTTCGAATAACATAAAGCTTACTACTTAAAGGTGCGAGTCTAAACTCTGCTTTCTCCTTTGTCTTCATAAACCAAGCATTCAAAGCTTCAGTTAAACTAGGATAAATTGTTTTCTCATCAACCAACTGCCAGCGGTCCCCAGGAGGGACTCGCGTAGCAATTAGTTCGTAGACTTCTTTACTCTCCATTACTGGCGTAATGTTTTCTTCATTCTCATGTTAGAAGCATCAAACCAGTTAGGAATCATCTCTGTATGAGTAGCTCTGATAGGATTAATATCCAATCCACCTCTACGAGTGTAAAGACATGCTACCATAAGTTTTTCCGGCTGGTAAGCTTCCATAAGATGAGTAAAGACCATCTCACAAATCTCTTCGTGGAAGTGAGATACTGTACGGTGACTAACAATATACTTTGCTAATGATGCTACATCAGGAATATTCTTTCCTTCAATATCAATATACACATCACCCCAGTCAGGTTGGTTAGTTACACGGCAGTTACTACGGAGAAGGTTAGACTTAACTCTCATCGGTACATCATTGCTAACTGTATTAGCAACTTTTAACTGAGAAGCATCTGATTTAAATGCTGTGAACTCTATGTTGTCTAGTTCAGCAATAGCTGCTAAATCTTGATAACCCATAAACTCATACTCAGCATCGTGATCATTACCAAAGAAAGTACAAGTAACATTTCCTCCTAACAATTCAGTTAGGTCTTTTGATACTGTTTCTTCGATTTGTTTGATACACTCCTTAGCTGTCTGACCCATAGGAGTCATATTCAAAGAGTTCAAATACAACTTAATCGATTTAGACTCAACGTGAAACTCTGTATCGGCTGGACATACAATCTTTAACATCCCTGCTACAGGCTGTCCTTTCTCTGTAATAGCAGATACTTCGTAACAATTCCAACTGTCTACTCCAATAAAAGGTAAGTTACCTTCTTCAATACCGTAAGCCTCTCTATTCAAATAACGAGGTACAGCGACTAGTAGTTCTGGATCGTATACAGCTTTGTATCCTTCTCCACCTACTTTACCTAAGTGCTTGTTAGCAATCTCAACTACTGCGTTGTAATTTTTAACTTCTTCCATTTACTTAATAAAATTTAAAATTTGTTCTACTCGCTGCAATGGTGACCCTGTTACAGTCAGATAGGGTTGGTCTAGGTCTCCTAGTATATTTTGAAACTCTTGATCAATAGTCTTTCTCCATTCCTCATTAGTACTTCTCTCTCCATCGTCTACTGCTGCAAACTCAATAGGGAAGTAAACATAATGAGTATACTCGTTACAAACTCTCTCGAAAGTATCTTCGATATAGTTTAGAGTAATAGGAGAGATATCCATATGACGAGAGTAAACTACTAAGTCAATATATCCTCTGTCTAATATTACATTAGAACTATTTAGCAATGTCTCTAAATGAAAACTACTGATAGCTAGCTGAGTTTCGTTAGTACCTTCCTCGTTGATGGGAAAGCCGTAACTCTTTATCGTACGAGTAGATTCATTTATAAACTCGTACTTAGGTAATTTATTCTTCAGTAATTCATACACAGTAGTCTTACCTGTACTACTTGCTCCTACTAATGCAATACGTTTATTCATTCTACAACTTTTATTTAATATAGGAAAATTTATTCTTTTTCCCAACTCCAATATAGTTTTTTATAACATATATTTAACGCCATTGCATTTCGTAAACTATGTGGATTATACTTCTCAGTATCAATATCCCAAATACCTTTGTATCTCTCTACAATATTACCTTCCATATCAGCTCCAAGTAAGTCTCCTTTTTCTCTTTGGAATCTTTCTCGAATTCCTTTCTGTATATTCTGTCTACCGGTTTCTGAAAGTGGTTTAGAATTTGATTTACGTCTTTTTTCAATGGTATCTCTCGATTGCTTTCTTCCTGTTAGTTTAGATCTCATTTTTTCAATCGACTCTTGAGAAAGCTTTCTTGGCTTAGAGTCTGTTTTCACATACTCGCAATTAAGTCCATTTCGGGATAACACATCGTATTTTTCTTGGTAATACCTTTCTCTTTCATATAAAGTTTCTTCAGTAGTTTCTTCAAGAATTTCCCATACATGATTTTCCCAGCCGTATTTTTTTATAGAATTGTAGATTCTAACTTGAGATGGATTCCACATATTCTCATAACACTTGATTCTGTATTCTAAATCTACAGAACTTCCAATATACACCCTACCGGTTGGACTTGTAATTTTGTAAACACCTATCATGATAAACTCTCTTTATCATAAATAGTCTCTTTATCATAAAAAAGGAGTACCTACCATAACCTCTCTTTTAAGAACTTAATCCATAAGTCCGTTGATATATTATGCAATATACGAAAAGTATCGTCGAGAGACAACAGTTTATCAGAATTGTATGCTCTTTCTAGAACTACAGGTCCTTCGTCTACTCCAGCAGTTACTCTATGAATAACACTTCCTATAGTCCTATAGTTAGCTTCCCATGCCTTTACCTGAGGATCCTTACCTTTAAGATCTGGATACAGAGTGATTAAGCCTGGATGTCCGTTATAGATCTCATACTCATTAGCAATCTCTTCTGGGATAATTCGTAACCATCCGTGAAGAGTGACTAAAGGATTCTCATAAGCACTTAATATTCCTTCGTAGTCTGATAATGTAGGTTT